AATTAATATGAAATTAGGATCAAGAACAACGGATTATTAAATATTTTGTGTATACGATTACAATAAAGACAAAACAACAATTAAAGTAGAAGAAAAATTACACAAATTACCACGTATCCACCAACTAGATTTTTTAAAAGATGCAACTGAGAAGTTATTAAAATTATATAATCAAAAACTAGATGAATTTAACGACTCACCTAAAAATGAAAGTGAGAAAAAAATTATAAAAGAAATACAACAGGTAATTGATAGTAAAGAAGGAGAAAAAAATGCCATTGAAGAAAGGGACGAGCAAAAAAACATTCTCGAAAAACGTGAAAACGGAGTTAAAAGCAGGAAAAAATATGTCGCAGGCACTCGCTATAGCTTATGATATGAAAAAGAAAAGCAAAAAAAAGAGTTATTAAGGTATAATAAAAATGCATAGGTATCCAAGTGGCCAAAGGAGCCGTTGATCAATATCAATTCATCAAAGAATAAACAGCGGTAGATTATGTCTTTCAAAGGTTCGAATCCTTTTCTATGCAACAGTAAATATGAACTAATTTATGACAAATAAAATCAACCATGATAAGTATCAGAACAATGACTTTATTAAATCCAATAGTGAGTCATTGAAATATATTGCACAATGGGATGAAAAAACATCAGATATTGTATATAAACAAATAAAAGACGAAGATTTTTATAAAAAAAGGAAAAATAATGAGCAGACTTAAAGAACTTATAAAAAGAATAGGAGTTTCAGGAGTTAACAAACCAAAGAGAACACCAAACCACCCAACAAAAAGCCATGTAGTAGTAGCTAAATCAGGCGATCAAGTTAAAACGATTAGGTTTGGTCAGCAAGGTGTATCAGGCGCAGGGGCAAATCCAACAACATCTAAAGGTAAAGCAAGACAAAAATCCTTTAAAGCTAGGCATGCAGCTAATATAGCAAAGGGTAAAATGAGTGCTGCTTATTGGGCTGATAAAGTTAAATGGTAGTATATATTTAATTAAAAACCGCCAGGAGTCTTGCAAGATTTCTGACGGCCTATCGAAAAAAACTACTTCAAAAAGGGGAGAAGTAGTCATTAGTATTATTGCAAAAACAAAAAAAATGGTCAATACTTGGTAAATGGCAAGCTTAAGAAAAGTAGGTAAAACCTATTATGTACGATATAAGAAAGGGGAAAAGGAATATACTGAGAAGTTAGGAAGTAATTTGACCAAAAGAGTTGCAGAACAGCTTTTAAGAAGGGTAGAAGCGCGACTAGCTTGGCAGAAGCAAGATGAGATTGATAAAGCTATTGGATTTAACTTTAATAAAATGTATTCAAATTTATTAGGAGAATAATATGTCAGCAATCCCAAATCGTGAAAAAAGTCTTACTTTAGAATTTAAAAAATCCATAAGTTCATCAGTTAAAAGACCATATGACTATGCATTTTCAGGCCAAAACGAGCAAGAAGAATCACCTAAAAAGAAACAAAAAACAAACCTAGAAATACGCCTTGCACAAGTGTTTATACCTTACTATCAGTCTATAACACCTATCGAACGAACATATGTATCGCTAAATTCCCCTCGTAATGTTCTCTTTTGAATATTATGATATAATCATAATGATAAAGTTTTAGTGATCTTTATCAAGCAAGACTAATGCCAGCTAGTCTTTTTCATTGAATAACAGCGAGGTTCATTTCACGCCTTGCTGTTATTAAAAGGTAAGATATAATAAAAAAATAAGTAAAAGGATAAATATGGAATACAAAACAAAAAACATCAACGTAGCAGCAGTACTAAGTGCATTAAATCATAGAATACTTAGAATAGATAAAAGCCAATCTAACAGAGCAGACTTTGTTTTTGAATCTAACGATCAACTCCAGTTAGACGTAAATAAATTTTTTAATAAAGAGCTTAAATTCGAGCCAAATAATTTATTTAATCAACTCAAACATATTAAAAGCAGACTTTACGACGAGTAGGCTTTATAAATAGCTAAAGGGGTCGAATTCGACCGGTTTAAAACTAATATTAATTAAAATTAAGCTCTATACCCTGATCCCCAATATTAGGCATTTGTGGCATTTCATCTTCTAAATCAGGATTCCCATCAGTTAAGCCCAAAGCGTCAGTTATTTGATACATGGCTTGTTCTTGTATTTGAGGACTTAAAGTACTTATCAAACTTAAAATATCAGACAAAGTAATATTTACTTTTTTAAGGTAATCTTCAAACCTAGGTTCTATAGGTACAGAAGCAGCTCTTCCCTCTTCAGCTTTTAATTTATCGATGATTGCACGATAGTGCGGATAATCTAATGACTTGAGTATTATTTCTTTTGTTTCAATAGAATTAACATCGCCTAAAACACCTTTTTCAGCTAATTGTATTGTGGTAGCTGCTATTGCAGATGCAGATTGTGGTAATGCGGATCCAGTTTGTACTTGTACTTCATACTGAGTCAAAGTTAAATCATTTAATAACATTTGTGGTATTTGTACAGAAGGTGCAGATCCATCTTCTGAGACAATATCCATCATTTGTGAGTCTTGATTCATAATAGCAAACCTTTGACCAGATAAGCGCATAATACGTGGCTGTGTATAGTAAAGCTGTATTAATGTTATTCCCTTATTAGATAAATCAACTAAAAACGTTTTAAAGTTTCTTTGTACTTCTCTAATTGAAGATAAAGGACTTTCATTTAAATCCCTTACCATTTGACCTGAATTTACCCCAACTTGCCTTTCACCAGATAACATCATTTCATTTATGCGAGCTATTGATAGCGCATCACGTTTTAAATCATCTATGTGTTGCCTCACTAACTGAATATCTTGAGTTAATTTATTAGTAATTTGCACAGGTGGCTGCATAGAGCCACGTTTAGCTGTAATAATATCAAAATTCTTAGCTAGATCAGCAGGATTAATGGACTCAGGACTTACGATCAACATAGATTTATATTTATTAATTAGCTCAGAAAGCTTGTAATAAGCATCAGTTATTTTTTGCTGTATAGACATTAAATCTTTTACATCACTATAACCAATCAATTGATTAGTAGCCGTAGGTGAAAAAGTTGTAAATGGGAATCCGAAAGGATAATCAATTGCTCTATCTTCTAATATATAATCACCACAGTAGACGATTAACCGACCATTAGGATACTTAAATATTTCTTCACGCTTAACTTGTTTAGTATCACTTAAATCATCCTTTTGAGGCTGAAAAACTGTATCATCTTTCAAGTAGCATTCATACACAATATAGTTAGTTTTAGTCGATGAAGGAAATACACTCCCTTTATTAAGATATGCTTGACCAGCATCTTTAGAGTTTTCATAACCTTGTAAGATATTAGTATCATCACCTTCCCTAACTTCTTGATCAGGCTTTTGATCTAATTTATCTAATATTTCTAATACACGTTTATTGCCCTTATATTGATTAATTAAATCAAACTTAGATAAACGTCTACGTACAAATATATAATTTGCATTTTCGATAGATGTAGCTTGTGGCTCTGGGAAAAAGTTAAGAGGAGATATCCTTGATACTGACACATTTCCAAGTCCATCATCAGCAGTTGCGTCCCAACTTACTTTTCCAACTCCTACACCATATATCAAACCATCTCTAACAATACGCTGCGATATAGTCTGCATATCATTAGCAGTTTTTACATTATCCCAAACATCATTAAGAATTTCTGAAACACTTTCTATTTCTTTGAGATATTCAAAATTAGCATGAGATAAACTAGAAGGCTCAACATTAGTAGATATCATTGCATCTAAACTAATCGTTGCCTTTGTTTCTATGATTGGCCTTATAGCATTATAAGCATTCGAGTAATTACCCTTTTTTGGATTATTGCCATAAGAATAACCAATAGTAGGGTTTACCTCACCGTTATAAAACTTATCATACTCTACAAATTGCTTGTGAGTGTGCGTGTTCATTGCAGGGCGCAATAGACCATTAAGGTATTTTACGAACTTTTCATTTTTGAGAGACATACAAATATTTTACAGTAAATATGGTGTGTTTTGTTGTTGATTATTCTTAAAAAATTAGAATAATTGTAAAAATTTAAGAAAACTTTCTAATGATTTATTGTCTTTAAATTCATAGAATTGAAGTATGGAGTATAACGTAGGCACAGAACTTCAGTTTAAAAAAGATTTAGGGGTAAGTGTATGGGTAGATGGCATTTT